GCTCGCTGCTTTTAAAATTCTAATTGCCATCGCAGAAGAATCCGGGAATTATGAGGAGGACGATTTAACGGTCATGCGTGGTATCGCCACTGAGATCACCAATCCCACCTATGATTATTTTGGGACTCTGATCCAGTTCTTCGGATCCAACCCGTCCGGTCATCCCTTGACCGTCGTCATCAATTCTCTAGTTAATTCGCTGTATATGCGCTATTGCTATTTTGAAATCGCTAAAGCTGAGAAATGGTGGAAAGTGCCCCCTTATTGCAAGGTAGTTTCTCTTCTTACTTACGGTGATGACAATATTATGTCTGTCAAAGAGGGCTTTGAGGCATATAATCACACTCGCATCGCTGAAGTTTTTGCTCTTTCGGGTATTACTTATACGATGGCTGACAAAGAGGCTGCATCTGTCCCATTTATTCATGGGTCTGAGGCAGGCTTTCTGAAACATGATGCCATCTGGGACGACGAATTGAATCTCTATCGCGCTGTCATAGACGAGGATTCGATCGCCAAAACACTCCACGCTCACATCAGATCCAGAGTGTTGAGTGAAGAAGAACATTCGGCATGCGCTATTACAGACGTCGCTGATAAATACTTTCATTTTGGACGTGAGAAATACACCACTCGCATGGCCCAGCTGACAGAGGTCGCGAGAGAGTGTAAGCTCTTGGGAATCGTAGGAGAATTGCCAACTTACGATGAACAACTCACTCGTTACCGTGAAAAGTACGAGTGGCAAGAGGAGCTCCTTAAGTAGAGGAGCTTCCCGCGCTGTCCAGCGCGATATAAATAGGACTCTGCGTGGGAATTATGCAGAATAAACCAAAATATCCCAAATGGGGTAGTTACCAGTCTATTAGCAGGATCTATCTGCCTGAATTTAGAACTAGGAAAACTCATTTGCCATTATCCTCACGAGGATCCGTTATTTAGCGGAGTGGAACAAACCACCACAAGAATAGCTCTGACTAGAGCGCCATGATGCTGGCGTATCTTTTTATAAACTAAACATGCATTACTACAGAAACTTTCTTTAAAGGCGTCCCAACTACGCCCCAACCAGTTGAACTTGAACGTGGACTTGATACCCCACTTTATGATATAGTTATTGAACTAGAGGCAGAGAATTCTCAGCTTCGCCACGACCTAGCACGTAAGTATCACCATGTTAGGAAACTGAAACGCAAACTTCAGGAAACGATTCATCTTTTGGACGACTCGAATTTGTTCGCCTCCCAGTCAGGAGAAGAGGATGTGCGCCTTAATATTTCACAAGGTACCTCTATGACCACAAACCAAATCACTGCATTCGCCGATGAAGATGCGGGCTGGTCAGTCGACATTAAAGCTGGTAAAGATGCCACTATGGATCT